TATCATCTTGATTAGGAGGGATTGGGGATTGACCTTGTAATCCCTCCTTTTTATTAATCTTAAATCCAAACAGCTGACTCATATCAAATTATTTGACGATATACTCTATTTATTAGAGATCACTTATCAACTAATCTAGTTACTCCAGCAATTCCGGTAGCAGCACCATCAGTAATGTTGGAAGCTACAGGCTCATTAGCAAGCCAATATGAATACTGGAACTCTACAGAAAACTCAGAAATTTGATCATTGCTGTCATAACCCAAGTCAATTTGAGAAACGTTAGTTGGGAAAGCATGATATAAAGTATACTGTCTAAGAATAGTTCCTCTTTCAGTAGCGTTCTTTTCAAGTTGCTTCACTCTAACTGTAGCCATGTAACCGTCGGTAGTATTTGGTCTAAACTTAGGAGCATTATTTCCATTGTGAGTGTTCATGGTTTCAAGCCATTGCTCAAAATACGAACGAACCTTGAAATCTTTGTCATTAAAGAATGTAGGACTCCATGTATCAAACGTTCTGTCTCCAGAAATTTTTACTGTTCTGCCACGAAATGGAACTTCAATAACACCTAAAGCTGAAGCAGGAAGAGCAGCTGACTTGCAAAGAAGATCAACTAAATCTTTGTCTTCTCCTGAAGGAGAAGAATTTCCACTGCCAAGATCTGAAGGCCATACAATGTCTATAGCGAACATGTTAGGCTTAGTGCCTTGGCCAATCTTTGAAATAAAATCGTTAATTTTTGTTGCCATTGTTTTTTACCTCGTTGTTTTGTTTGTGATTAATCAGCGGCCAACTACTTCAGCAAACGAAACACCAGTCTTAGTAGCCGTTAAGGTTACTGTAATGTAGTTAATAGAACGAGTTGGTTTAATATAAATTTCAGCAACAAATTCGTATCTATCAATAACATCTGGGGTATTGTTTGATTCATCGCAAACAACCAGGAAGTCGGTTACACCTCTTCTTGCCTGAACTTCACTCATATAGGAGTTTAGAGCACTTGCAAAAGATGCTCTTGTCGTCTCATCGTTCTGATCAAACAGAACTTGCTTAGCGAGACCTTCTGCTCTTTTCTGAATATTGAGGAATAAACGACGAACGTTAATTCTATCAAAAGCAGATGGTGAAGCGAGAGCAGTTTTATCGCCAAATAGAGTTACGCCAGAACCAGTGAAAGAAACAATAGGATTAATTCTTGCCTGATAAAGCTCATCTCTATCGGCTTTATTTGGATTATATGCAAGCTTAACAGCGTTTCTTAATGAACCTCTGTTAACACCGGCAGGAGAATACCAATCATCTAAAGCAGATGAAGTTGCTACACACAATCCAGCAATGTCTCCATTACATGGAATGTAACGATACTTGTCATTAAAGCGGTCATAAAAATACTTGTATCCGCTATCAAATATAGCATATGAAGTTGAAGTCAAACCATTAAAAAAATTAATAGTATTAACTTTTTGTTGTGATGTGGTTAAAGCTCCGTTAGAACCTACTTGGTTTCCTTTGTGGGGAGAAACGAAAGCAATACAATCTTTTCTTGATGCAGCAATTGAAATTACTTTGGATGCTTTGGCTTTAGTTTCTGATTCTAAAGGCATAGAACCACCCATAAGAATAAAATCTACAGTGGCTTCTTCTGTATCTAAAAATAGATCGTAAGCGTTTCCAACTTGTCCATTATCATAAGAGTAATCATCTGTTCCCCCAGTGAGGTCAGTTGAAACAAATCCGTAGATAGCAAAATCACTGCCATCCATTTCTTCTGCTGTATCTCCAAAATTAGTTGCTAAATCAGCTCCGGTATAAACAAAAGAAGATTGCTCATTTAATACATTTTTGTAGTAAGTGTTGCCACCTTCAGAACCTTTACCATCGGAAAGTTTTGAAAGATAAGTGAATCTTTCTACGATTGTGTTAGCTGATCCAGAAATATTGCCAGTGGTGTCAATTACAATTACGTGAACTTCATCGTTAGCAATTCCTCTGCTGGAAGCGTATACCGAAGTTCCTGGACGAGGACCGATAGAAGCCAGTGTTAAACCAGTAGTGCCAATTTCGGTATTAATATACCAATCTCTAACAGCACTTACTCCAGTTTCATCATCTAAAATTGTAGCAACAGTTGCAATAATATCAGAACCACCGCCAGTAGAGGCACCAGCAAGAGTGATAGTATCTCCAATTTCGTATCCATCACCAGCAGTTAACAGTGTTACTGTTACAGCACCACCTACTCCAGCACCAGCATCAGCAACTACAACTTGAAAAGAAGCACCACCAGCATCAGCAGCAGGAGTATAAGTTCCTGGAGTTCTACCAGCTTCTGTTACTCCATCATGAGTAAATGAAGCAATTGGATCCTCTGTTTCTGTGATACTATCACCAGCACTGATCAAACCACCGAGCACATTATTAACTGTTACTTCTTTAGATGTTAAATCGTATGAACCAACTACAGCTGTTTTCCCCGAAGCAAAAGTGAGGGTAGATCCTACAACAGGAGTAACATCGGGAGCTTTATCAAAAGTAATAATTTGATCGTAACCCCTGTCAACTACAACTACTTTGAGTGAGTTGCCCCAAGTTCCAGCGGTCTTGGCAACAAAGGTCTGTGAAGAACCAGTTCCTGCTTCAAAATCAAGATCATTTCTTACAAGAACACCAGTGCCAGTAGCAGTAGCATTTAGAACAGAAGTAGCAGCACGAACAATTGCTAATCTACCGCCATAATTTAAAAATTCGGAAGCAACATACCAATCTTCTGCGTTAGCATCCGAAGGCTTCCCAAAAACATCAATCATCTGTTTCTGTGAATTGATGTTTATAATTTCGTTAATAGGCCCTTTTTGGAATGTTGAAGCAAATGCTGCGGTAATCTGTTGAGCACCAGTGATCACAGCATTTGATAGGTCACGCTCCTTGATTACAATTCCAGGCGAGACTTGACTTGCCATTTTATTCTCCTCTCGGTTTTATCCAGTTTAAATCTAAAATTATTTATAGAAATCAATAGTTCCACATGTATGAAATTTCTTCTTGTGTATCTCCATACCAGACACTACCATCATCTACAAAACCCTCATCTCCTTCAAGCCCAGTTGTGATAAAGCCAAACGGTGCCATGTCTTGTTCAATCTGATTTTTTTGTTCTTCGTAGATTCTTTTACGAACATCATTGTCCGTCATTTCTTTAAAATAATCTTGAACAGCCAGCCAAGCAAAAATAACTAAACACATTACTAGGTCATCATGATATCCATCGTCAGCTTCAAACGATTGTTTTTTCTGAATAAACGTGGTAAGTTCAGAAATAATTTCGTAATCTCTAAACAAAAGTTTATCGTCTTCAATCATCTGTTTCAAGTTTTGACAACCAACTTTTTTTACAGTAATTGACATCTTGATACCAAGCTGAGTTTTGTTGCCAGAGAATCCTTGTCCAACAATTTGACCAGCACGACCTCTCATTGAACACATTAATACATTAGGATACTCTAATTCATAGTTAAGAATAGATGCTACTTGATCACCAACATCATTTACTTCACATAATACATAAGCATTATTATATGCTCGGGCAACGTCGTTAATTACGTTGGGAAAAAGCATTGGTTTGATTTCGTTATTTCTATATTTTGCTACGATTCTGTACGGAACGGTAGTAATATCAAAAACAATAAAAGCAGAATAGTCACCACCTATACCCCTTGAAACGTCAGCTGTAATAATATATTCTGATTTTGAGTTCGGAGTTTCGTAAACATCAAGACCTTTGTTGGAACTGATTGGAGTATCAAATGCTAATGTTCTTAGCTTGGAAGCAGCGATAAGAGTATCAACTGAACCCAAAAATTCACACTCAAACTCCTGTGTAAACTGTCGCTGAGAAGTGTTTTTAATTGTTTCTTCTTTCCACTTGGCATCACGCCCAGGAACTTCAGACCAATGAACCTCTGTCCAAATATAATTATTTCTATTATTCTGAGCATCTACCCACAACTTATAGAAATGGTTCATACCATAGGGAGTAGAAATAATAATAACTTTTGTTCTAGTACCAGATGAAATGGTTGGGTATACTGACGAGAAAAAATCTTCAGCAATATGATTTGGAACGAAAGCAAATTCGTCCAAGAAAATAATATTAAATGACATTCCTCGTACAGCAGATGCTGAGGTTGATGCCGCCATAATCTTAGAACCATTCTCCAGTTCCATAGAACCTTTGTTCCAAGATATAACTCCTTGTTGTAACCATTTGGGAAGATTTTCGTATGCTGTTTGCAATCTTCCTAATAGGTCACGAGCAGTGGCCGCCTTGTTTGCTAGAATACCAATATTAGAATTATCATTAAACAAAGCAAAGTGAAGCAGATAAGAAACCACAACTGTAGATTTTCCTGTCTGTCTTGGTAGTTTAGCAATATTGAATCTGTTTTGGTGAAATTTGTTTACAAGATCTTTTTGAAAATCATACATTTTAAAAGGAATTAATCCTTCATCAACAGAAACAATTTTGACATAATTTAATGCGAAGTATACAGGATCTTCCTTACATTCCAGATACTCGGCAATTTGTTTTTTAGTCCACTTGTGAGCAACGTTTGCTTTTTTTAGAAGCGGATTGCCCAAATAAATTTGATCATTACTCATCTAATGTTCTCTTCACATCTTTATCAATAGCATCCATATTATTAAATCTATTTTCCCACCCCTTGCCATCAGTAGTACCTTTGACTGGATTGATACATGTATCATCTCCAAACTTGTCACAAACTAAACTGGCAAGTTCTGTTTCATTTCCTGGCTTATTTGTCCCTGTCCAAAAGTGCTGACCATTTATCCAACACGCCCCGCACTTAGGGCAGGTTTTAGTATCCATATTTATTACTCAACAGATAATATTATATTTAGATTATAGTGTTCGTGCGGTAACAATAATTACTAAATTTATGTTAGTAAATCCTCACCCCTCATATTTGTTGTCCATGTAAGAAGCAACTGAATCCATGTAATCGGCAGCAAGAGTTACCTTTGATTGAACCCAACCAGGAACTTGCATTGTTGGAGATTGAATAGACATTTTAAGACGATCACAACAATGTTTAATTTCTTCAATTTGATTCATAATCATTGCTCCTTCGTCATCAAGCTCTCTACCCATGGCAACATCAATATGATTTTCAATTAATGATTTTTTAAGCTGGTTAAAAGTTTTCATCTCAAGAAATATATGAAACAGCAACTAATCTTATATCGTCATTTGACGAATAAATTTTTTGTGTTGGAAGTTTTCTGATTACCAATGATTCTCCTGGAGTTAAGCTAAAAGATGCCACAGTTGCTGGAGTTTCAGCACCATCAGTAATAGTTACAAGATGAGTTGTATTTCCGCCAGAGTCATGCACAATACGAACTTCAGTTGCTTCGTTTATACTAGTAGCAGTATTAGCAGTAGTAGGTGAAACAATTTCTTCTCTTAAAATTTTCAATCTCATTTTACTTACCGTTTATTTTATATTTATTCTTCTGCTATTTTTTTGCTCATATCCTTGAGCATTTTTTGAAGATCTGATGTACTACCAACGAACATAGTATTGTTAACTGTAGTGGGCGAAGATCCTTTCATAGGAGCATCTAACTCTTTCATTTTTTTCTGAAGATCAATTAATTTATCAGTCATGTCTGAGACCTGCTTCATAGCGTTCACAGCGACCTCAAACGCTCTTGGGTGCCCTGACTCCTGAGCAACCTCTAAGGCACCTTGTACGGCCTCCTGACCCTTCTCTATGAGGTCGTAGAGTTGACCTCTTGTATATTCGTAATCTTTTTCTGGATCTTCTTTTTTTACCTTAGGTAATTCCACAATAGAATCTACTTCGGTGTTTACTTCAGAAACCTCTATATCAAATATTTCTTCCATGTTCTTTTCAAATTTACTCATAATAAATCAATCTCTCCATTAAATCCAAAATTATCATCTGGTCTTAATAAAGCATCATCAAGAGCATTAATGACACCATCATCATTTTTATCTTCAAGTGCTTTTGGTGTATATGAGAATTTAGCATTGCGTTTGTTTTCTTGAAGATCACCCACAGTTTCGTAAATAATTGCCTTGCGAATAATAGCAGCCTGATTGAAGGGACCGTAGATATATGACTTAGCAGTAAATTGAAAAGTCCAAATAATAGACCTACGATTTTCATATTCACCGTCCCACGAATCATCAAGATCAATATCATTTAATACAATAGCAACATCCTTTTTTTCATTCATATCAGGAATAAAATTAATGGTGATGTTGAAATTTGGTTGAAAGTATGGTAGAATCTGTTCCACAATTTGTAGTCCATCATCTTGTGATTTTGCAAGTACACCCAATTCAAAATCAATATTGTAAGGAATTGGAACATACTGAACTCTTACTTCATTACCATTGTCTGCAATAATTGTTTTGTATTTTTGAATAGGACTTACTTTTCTTGTTGAATCATAATTAATTTTTGTCATCTGAAAGTATATACGAGGGATTCTCATATACTCATATGGTGCTCCTGGAGTAGGATCTGGGTTCTGTTCTATTCTGGCTAAAAATTTATCTTTAGGACCATATGAAATTGGAACTTTTTGAACCTCTAAAATATTATTATTTTCTGGATTTTTACGCTGTATTTCAATGTTGTTGAATAGTGTTCCAAATCCAACAACAGTTTTTTCTATTGCTTTATTATAAAAATGTGCGCTTAACATTATATACTACCTGTGAAATTACCATACTCTCCAAATGGATTCTTTTCATTAAAATCAAGAATCACATTTGACTCGTTTTGAATATATTTATTTTGATCGTAATCAGTATTAGGATCTTCTTGAGTATTGAACGATTGAACCTCCCACTCTGCATCAGATTCTGATCCTGTTAAGATCTCTTCTTCAACAAATGTACCTGTTCTTGTAATTACAGTAAGAGTTCTTGTGGTCGGATTCCATTTACTTACCTTTGCTGTGACACCAGAAATACTTCCTGTAACTGTTTCTCCAACTTCATATGCTAAAGTACCACTACCACTTAGCATTACAATATCAATTGCAGGAGTAAGAATATTTTCAATTAGATCAATATCAGCAATGCCGGTGTCAATAGATTCATTACCCATTTCATAAATTTCTGCAGTGATCTGATAAAATTGTAGTTTACCAAATTGATGAAATATTGCTTCTACTTCTACAAATTTAATCTCATAAAGGTCTTTAGTGAGTGGAAAGAATAATAAATCTCCTTCCAACGGTCTGTTAATACTCTTATATTCATTAGCAGTTGCTTCTTGAATCCATCTTCTTTGCGATACAATAAATTTAATTTCGTCTGTTACCTTGAGACCAAACTTACTAATAAATTCTGATTGACCAAATCCTTCTACGTTTTGAAGATACATTTCAATTTGAAATTGGTCTTCAAATTTTGAATAGATGATATCATCTAAAGTATTGTTGTTAAGTAAAGTTCTTGGTAGATAATAGATATCTGTTCCAAACAGTTTAATCTGTTCGTCAGCAAGATCCTGAACGAGATTTTGCTCGCCTGAATATCCGCTATAGTAATTTGGAAAGTAAGGGCTAGTAGGCATTTTATCCGATCATATCCATTGGTGGTAGGGAGTAATCTGTAAGCATTCTTGCTTCTAAATCTTTAACTTCTGTATTGCCATCCTCCCAAATTTGACGACCGTTTAATGTAATACCGCCAGGCAATTGAACATTGTTATACTTGATAAGATTCTGTCCCCACATACGCTTCATAAGAGCAGTAGCGTAACGTTTGAGAAAACTATCATCATATACTTGAGACCATTCTTCTGGATCTAAAGCACGATAACAATCAATAACCAAATAGTTTCCAGCTTTAATTCTATCTACGTCAATGTCAACATAAAGGCGATCTTGTCTTTTATTAAAACGATACTCAACAAGAGCACCAGTATTAATAACCATATCAATGGTTTCAAAATACTGTTTAATCATATAGTAATTTGCCATATCAAAATGACCAAACGTATACCCAGCAGAGAATGAAAAAATATCCATAAGGAAATATTGGTTACTGAAACCCCACATGTCATTGCGAGCAAAGTTAGAGGTAACACCAAATACCTTTTGAATACCAATTACATGATCAGGAACTTCAATAAAGTTTTTTCTGTTAATCCAGGTAGATCCATCTGGGTCAGCTGTTGATGATAGTTCATCGGCTGCTTTAGATCTTTCTACATCTTCTTCAGTAAACTCATGTTTTAAATACATTCTTTCAATACCATCAAAATGATATTCTTGGTAATATTGAATAGCAGTGTCAATCACATCATCAACTTGATCATCATCAATATTGATTTGAAGAACTGGGGCACCCAATTGGCGCTTACAGTAATCAATAAGTTCTTGCCTGGTAGATGGCTTTGCCATTTAAATTGATACAAAAAATCCCTTCTTGTATTTATCAAGAAGGGACTTAGTGTTTATTCTTCGGTTGTTTCTTGTGAAGTTTCTTCTGGAGGACTTAGCAGTGCCAAGGTTTCAAGACCACCTTGAAGTTTTAATTTATATTCTTTTGCCTTTTCTAATTTTTCTTCAAGATCTACAATTTGTTCATTGGTAGTTTTAATTTGAGAATTAAAATTTTCTTTTAATGTTGTAATGTCAGTCATAGTAATAAAACAATATATTTAATATTTATAAAGTATCAAAAAAGAACATCTGCCATAGTCTGGCATTTTCTTTCACAGTACCAAAATATTGAGAAGCACTATGAATAGCACTTGCATCAAAAATAACCAAACGGTTATATACATTTCCAAGAACGTCAACTGGTTCAAATGAACTTCCATCTAAATGACAATCTCCTGGCACATCCTTCCAAGCAACATCCCAACCTTCTTCATAATAAGTTCGTGCTCTTGTAGTTTTGTGAGCATAAAGAGTAGTGCCACAAGAAAATGGAGCATTTGGAGTTAGGTATAACATACCACCCCATTTTTGACTATCACAATGATATACTAATGGTTCTCCAGACCAAGAAATTTGAAATCTTCCGTTCATTCCATGCTCTTGCCATGCAGTTATTTCTCTACCCATAATTTCTTCAAATCGTTCTTTGAGACCAGGAAATAAAAACTGCTGTTCCGTTCGTCTCCCAATAAAACCTCTCCCTAAACCACCTTCAAGATAATCTTGCTTCAATGCAAACTCTCTTACTGCATCAGGATCTTCATAAAAATTATCTACGATCCATGCTGTATTTTTATTGTTGTTAATTGAGAAAGTAAATTCTTTTTCAATTTTTTCTGGAAGTAAAAAGTTTTTTACTGTAGGTAATTCAAAGATAATTTGAGGAAGAAATTCTACTGGATAATTTTTTAATGTCAAATTATTATCATAATTACCAATAATTTCTTTCATTGAAAATGAACTTAATGTATTTGATGGAGTTAAACTTTCAGAAAGAACTGATGTTTTTGCTTTATATTTTTTGAGATTTTTATCTCCCATCCAAGTAAAATGCCAACCACAATCTTGTATAACTTGATTGTTTTCTGTTAACCACACCGCAGGAAAAGGATTCTGATATTCTGCTCTAAATTTAGATGGGGATCCTTTATTAATTAAATGGTATTTTGTACATAATACTAAAGATTTGCTCCAATCTGCTGGAACATCGCCATTATATAATCTTTGATCTGCTCTTCCTTCTAACAAAATTAAAGGAACTTTAATTATATTTGTTTTTAAATTTTTACATTGTTGAGAAAAATATGGTAAGTAATCTGGATTTATTATTTCGTCACAATCACTTAAAATAAAAACAGTATCTTCATCAAAATTATCAATAATTTTCATTAAAGAATCTCTTTGAATTCTTTCTCTTGCCCAATTGTTTATCTTAATAGATTTTGCTTCTTCAGCATGAAAATAATCATAATTTTCTACAATAATATTTTCATCTTCTGGTATAATAATCTCTATTACTTCTATTTTATCTTTTGGTAAATTAAGTTTGTCAATTATTTTATTGCATATAAATTCTTTATCTTCACCGTTATGAGTTTTGTTTGCTTCCGAAATAATAAATTTATCTACATGATCTTTAAGTAAATTAATTCTAAGTTCTAAAAGTTCCTTTTCAATAAAAAATGGAAAATAATCTATAATTTTTGTCATATTAATACCATTGAATAAATTTAATATTTTTTTGTTCAAATAATTTTTTATATGTTTTTATTTTTTCTTCATATAACATAGGATTTTTAAAAAAATGAGAATGAAATTCTATATAAATTTCGTCAATATAATCAATACTATTATCATCTATCAATTTATCCAAAACGTCAAATTCACTCCCTTCAATATCTAATTTTACAACAACAAAATCATTTTTATTACATACATGCGAAATAAAATCTGAAAAATTTATTGTTATTACTGATTTTGTGTCAGTATAAATTATATTTTTTTCGGAACAATATTCTGGTGGACATTTTAAAATATTTGATGCCTGACTTGTAGATGATCCTATCAAACTATCATCCCAGCTATCTGCTTCAGCACAATTGATATTTACTATTTCGTTCTTATTTGAAATAGCATTATTAAAATGCTGAATATTAAATCCATTTTCTATTAATTTTGAATATTTTTGTTTAGACATTTCAAAAGTAAATGGATTTGCCTCAAAACAATAACACTCCCAAGAATTGTTTATTTTTTGTAATTCTGATATTTTTTCAAATCCCTGAAAAAGATGAGTTCCTGCATCAATAAATACTTTCTTTTTTTTTACTGATGAATTGATAACATTTTTGATGTAAACCATAAATTCACAGTTATAATTATCAATAAATTCATCATCAAATATATTGGATGTTATATCTAAAGAATTGCCCCAATTTATATTTTGTCTTGTGCAAGACATAACTTTATAATTATCAAATTTGATAAGAAAATTATCTCTAAAATATTTAAATTTTTCTCTAAATCCTTCGCCCTTTAAATGAATTTCTATTGAGACAAACTTTACATTATTAAAAATAAAATCAAAATTTTCTTCTGTAAATATACTATATTCTCCTCCTTCGCAATCTACTTTCATATAATCAATTTTAGTAATAAAATATTTTTCTATTAATTGTTTAAATGTAATAGGAATAAAATTTTTATCACTACCAAAAACATTTATTTTGTCGTTATTATTATTGACTATTCCATTATTGATATATGTTATTGATGTATTAGGATTACTAAATAATTTTTCTGAACAATTTTTAACTAAAGTTTTTAATAGATTTTTTGATGGTTCAACACAATATACTTTTTTTGGTTTTTGGTCTAAAATTGATATAGTGTATGCTCCAACACTTGCGCCTACATCTAAAACAACATCATTTTCTTTTACATCATTCCAAAATCTATATACTTTTTCGTGAATTATTTCTCTGTCTATAGTAACAATATCTTCTTCTGTTAAGTCTGCCCAATCAAAGTTATCTGGATAATTAAATAATTGCGATTGTTCTACTATTGGTTTACCTACCTTAATCAAATTTTCTTTTATACAATTTTTGTGCAATTCATCAAAATTTTCCCAATGATATTGATAGATAAAATCAAATAAATTTCTGCTTTCGTCTCCCTTTCCCCACCACCAAGCAGATACTGCTTTTGTGAAAATTAATAAATGTTTCCCTTGATATTCCGGAACGATACTTTTTTTATCTGAATACTGAAGTCCAAGATTAGCGTAAATATAACAATTTTGCCATTCTTGTTTCTTTTCATAAATTAAAGAAAGAAAATAATATGCTTCTGGCCTTTCTGGTAAAAGCATTAAAGCATTTTCTAAAAGATTTTTTTCTGTTAGATCTCTGGATCCTTGTTCTTTATAACAAAAAGATGCTCTAATAAGTGCTTGATATGCAAGATCTTTATTTTCTGTTCTTTCTGCTCCTCTCAGATAATAACTATGAGCTGGTGCAGTATGACCTTGCTCTTCATAGAACCTTGCGAGTTGATAATTTTTTTCTGCATTTTCTGTATCTAAACTGAATTCAATTAGTTCATTCATTGATAAAATTCTCCACAACTAATTTTGATATTTTTAAAATATACGCAGCATTATCTTGTGCTCCAAAAGTAATAAGAAAATTATCTTTATAATCTGCTAATCCACAAGCAAATTCTATTTTCATATTTAAAAATGAAAACAATGGAGACATTTTTTGAATTTGAAAATCTTTATTCCACACAATAAAACGGTGTCGGTAGGTAGCATCTTTTCTTCCTTGTTCTGAATAATACAATTCAGTTTCATGAACTAAAGTTAAATATCCATCTTTCCAATTAATTACTTGAGATCCTCCTCTCATATCATTATATCCAGAGATATGAGAAGAAGTTTCGTAAATAATACTGTCTGCCCCAGAAGGATTAAATTCCATCAATGAAGTTGGATTAGTCCATTTTAAAAGATAAAATGGTTTATTTAAAATTGGAGTGCAATTTTTCATACAATATTCCTTATCTGGAGGTGGACCAGGAATTCTGTATCGTGAAACTTCTTTGACTTGAGTTCCTAAAATCTCAAATTCACTAAGTTCCATTCTTCCTGTTCCCACTGTATCCAAATCTCTACGAACACCAATACCGTAAAGTTTATTTTTCCATTCTACTAAACGAACATCTTCAAGTCCTACAAATTCCCATTGGGGTGGGTAAGTATCAAATTTGGATGTGTCTATTTTTGAATACCAAGACACATCCAAATCTTCATCCAACTCTAAAATATAATTTGTTGTTCTTAAATGAATATCATTTTCTGGGTGAACATACACTAATGGTCCCCAAGCATGTTCAAACTGACCAAGTTCTGAATGGTATAATGTATAATTTACATTACGAACATTTACTAATATTTTCCCATCTACTACAATTACTGATGGGTTTGTGAGTGATGGTCCAGAAAGATCTTTTGAAGAAATCAATAATGGTTTAATACATCCACCATTTTCCAAGGCAAGTTTTACAAAATTCATAAAAATAATAATTAATAAAGTTTTATTTCTCGGTAAGATGAATTGGTTAATTCATTAATTCTTTTTTTGATTGATGCTCTTTTATCATTAATCAAATATACTTGTCTTGCAA